CCCCCCGTAGGGCGTTCGCTCGATCTGACACAGTGGGTCGGATTGAAAGCGAAGATTGTGATCAAACACGATACGTGGGAAGGCACTACTCGCCCAACTGTTGACAAAGTACTTGCATCGGCTTAACTTATCATTGTCTCTAACCTGAGAGACTTCCATGACCAAAACATCAAGGAGTGGTAAAATGGCAGAGGAAAAGAAGCGTCGCCGGTCGAGTGGCCCGCGCAATATGAAGCCGACGTATCTTGTCTATCGCGGTGAGGACATTGAAATCCTCGCAGTGTCGAAGGATGCGTTCGAAATTCTCAAACTTGCTCAGGGTGATGACAGTGTTAAGTACACTGACGTGAGCGAGTTTACGCGGAAGAATAAGAATAAGCTCTCCGTTGCTGCTTAGTGTGTCTTAGCCCACATTGAGTAGTGAGAGGGGGAGTTTGCACTGACGCACAGACTCCCCTTTTTCTTATATCATATAAACAAATGAGGTGACACTATGTCAGCCATTCCGGTAGAGGATGGCTTGGAATTGGAGTTACTATTTGATGAGAAACAGAGACAAGCAATTGAAATTTGTGTTAACTCTGCCAACCGCATCGCATCTGTTACGGGTAGTGCGGGTACTGGTAAGACGACGATCATTAAACGTACTGCGGAAATCTTACAGGAGCAGGGTAGAAAGGTTGTATGCTGCGCTCCTACAGGCAAGGCGGCTCGAAGAATTCGTGAAGCTACAGGCTTTGATGCAATCACCATACACAAGCTACTTGAATTCCCTAAACCACATGAGCGAGACGAGAAGACCGGACTTCCATTAAAGGAAGGACACCCTAAGAGACATAAAGATCTGCGACTGAAATATGATGCTGTTATTTGTGACGAATATGCGATGGTTGGTCACGCACTTAATAGACAGCTTATCGACGCTTTACCAAATGGTGGTCTCCTTAGATGCTTCGGAGATATCAACCAACTCCCCCCGATCGAAGACTATAAGATAAAGAAGAATGGCTACGAGTTTACGCCATTTGAGCGTTTGCTTAAGGACTTTCCGTCTGTAATGCTAGAGAAGGTGTATAGACAAGGTGAAGGCTCAGGGATATTCTTAAATGCGCGCGGCATAGTGAGAGGAATGATCCCTACGAAACGTGACGATTTTCGTATTATTTTTACAAATGAACCAACCAATAAAGTTGAGGAATATGTATGGAATGAGGCTTATAAGTATAAGGAAATTGAGAATCAGATAATTGTAACTGGACATAGGGGATGGATTGGTACGTATGAGTTAAATCAGCGGATACAGTGTATACTAAACCCCGACCCTTATGGCGCTTTCGATCCTCCTAGACATAAGTGGCATGCAGATAAACCGATCACACTTGGGCTAGGTGATAAGGTAGTTTGCACTGAGAATATTTATGATACAAGAGATTACTTTGAACGTTATAGCGAGTTTGATGACCAGGGTAATCCTGTTCCTAGTTCTTATATAGATCCTCTTGATGAATGCATGATGCTTAATGGTGAGATTGGTACGATAAGTGAGATTGAAGAGACTGAGGATGGAGAGAATGTAAAACATGTAATTATAGATTTCGGTGATCGCGAAGTACTCCTCCCGCATACGGTACATGAGAAGAACCCCTATAACACTAGTGTGTATCAGACGTCATTCTTGAAATCGATAGATTTAGGTTACGTACTTACTACACATAAGTGTCAAGGTAGTGAGTTCGAAGAAGTTATATATGTACTTAATAAGTCGAGTAAGTGGTCACAGGGCCGCAAGAACCTCTATACGGCAGTTACGCGGGCTAGAAAACATGTAATCGTGGTAACAGATAGTACTAGTCTTAACTATTCAATGTGGAAACAGGAACGATGATCACACGAGAGAAAGGCAATCGACACATAGTGTTTAATTGCGATGGATGTAGTGAAGTCGAGAATACAGAAACAGACGACTTCAACGATGCGCTGTTGATAGCAAAAAGGGAAGGATGGACAAGCGATAAAGATGATGGCAAGTGGATGAATTGGTGTCCGATCTGTACAGATAAATGAGCAAGTTCGCTTGTCCGAAATGCGGCTCCATTACGAAAGTTCTGGAGTCGCGTCCATCCATTCCACTAGATGGTAGGAGAAGGAGACGCCAATGCTATCAAGGAAACTGCCGCTTTAGGTTTACTACAGTAGAGAGGATATACGTAAAGGAGAAGAAACATGAGCGAAAGATTCCTCGTCGTTATACTAAACGGACCATCGAATTGCGGTAAGGACACGATTATAAGTAGGCTAATGCATGCGACAACGCCCTATATGATACTTAATCATAAACATATAATGGGTTGGCATGAGAAGATGGTGATGCCACTTAGAGATATGGTCTGTGGCCTATTTGGGTTGAATGGCTATCAGTATGAGACGATGAAAGACGACCCAATATTGCCTAATGGGGTGACACCGAGAGAAGCAATTAAACATTTAGATATACATTGGTCCCGGCCGCTCTTTGGTGAGGATTTTTTAGGTAACTTGTTAGTAGCTGAATTGAAGCGTAATCACAGACGCGCGAGACCTTTTGAGTTTAAAGATCAAGTTAATATACACTTTGTAGATGCGGGTGTCGAACCTGAATTTCAGGCGTTGAAGGCGGCATATGGTGATAGGGTTAAGGTGATACGTGTTTATCGGACTGATCTTGAATTTGATGATACGAGAGAGTGGCTAAGTCAGTGTAATGGCATTGTCCATAACCATGAGGGTAAGGTGGATGAGGCTGTTGATAAGGTACTATTGTTTATAAACGAATGGTTGGAGAGGATAGATGATAAAATCGATGCCGGAACTACAGCAGGAGTTTCTGAAGAAGGCGCGAAGCATTAACTTGAAGGTTGATTGTGGTAGTGATGGTACGTTTAATTCTGATGTGGCGATTGTAGCTGAAGCTCCGGGTAGTAGGGAAGTACAATTGAAAGTGCCGCTTGTTGGTGGTAGCGGATCGCTCTTGTGGTCTACACTTAAGAAGCATCAATTACAGAGGGGTAACTTCTATATAACGAATGTAGTGAAGAGACAGCTAACATTTGGAGGATTAGATGCGGATAAAGTGCAGTTGCCCAAAGCCGAATATGATCACTGGGTTGGATTACTCAAATGGGAATTGGCTTGTCTACCAAACTTGCGCTACGTGTTGCTACTCGGAAACTTGGCTCTCGACGCCCTCTGTGGTCGTAAAGGCATTACGAAGTGGAGGGGCAGTGTACTTGACTTCGATATGTTCTCCCTCGCATCGAGTCAGCCACGAACTTATAAGGCTGTCGTAGCGAATAATCCCGCCGCTGTACTTAGAGAACCGAAGACTGAGATCTCATTTATAATGGACGTTGCTAAGCTGACTAAGGTGATGAGTGGGAAATGGACACCTTACGAGATAAAGGGTGAAGTTTGCTATGACTATAAAAGAGCGAAGGAAAGGATTGCGTACTACTCCGCTACTAGAAAACCTATCAGCTTTGATATCGAAACGGGAGGAGGAGAAACAGCGTGCATCGGATTGGCCGATGATAAGCATTATGGAACTTGCATTCCCTTCAGAGGTATCAGGGGTGAAGACTACTTTTCGCTCGAAGAAGAAGCTGATTTGCGAATGCGCTTGCAACAAATGTTCGCCAACGAACGACTCCGTTTTGTTGCTCAGAACGCGAACTTTGACATGTATTGGCTCTGGATTAAGGACAAGATACGGGTACATAAAGCGTGGTTCGACACCATGTTGGCACACCATTGTTTATATCCCAGTATCCCCCACGATCTTGGATATCTTTGTACACAATACACAACGCATCCGTATTATAAAGACGAAAGAGGCGAATGGAAAGATAAGGGTGACATCGACCTTTTCTGGCAGTACAATGTTAAGGACGTTTGCATTACTCTTGCGGTACAAGAGCGATTAGAAGTTGAACTTGAACAACAGAATCTGAGTAAGCTATTCTTTACACATATAATGAAATTGCAGCAACATCTAGTAACGATGACAGTGGGAGGAGTACTGATAGATGGAGAGGAAAAGGATACGTTCAGACACGAAGTTAGAGAGACAGTTGCCCGGCTCTTACAAGAATTCCACGGAGCGGTTGCGAAAGCGACTAATGACGATCAATTTAGACCTAATCCGAGTTCATTTAGAGATCGTGCGGAGTTATACTTCAATAGACTTAGACTTGTCGGACGAGGTACATCAACGGATGCGGCAAATAGAGAAAGAATGCGCCAACATCCTAGAACTTCTGAGGACGCACGAGAAGTACTCAGGTATCACGACGAATGGGCCAAAGAGTTCAAGTTCTTAAGTACTTATGCTGAGAGTGATATAGATGAAGATGGAAGAATGAGATGTGAGTGGAGACAGACTGGAACGCAAGCGGCCCCCGGTCGACTAAGCAGTGCGCAAACACTACTCGGGACGGGGGCCAACTTGCAGAACCAACCAACAAAAGCAAGGAGAATGTTCGTTGCAGATGAAGGTTATGTGTTCATCTATTTTGATTTGTCACAAGCAGAAGCACGCTACGTGGCTTGGGAAGCTGAGATACCGAAGTGGAAAGAACAATTTGAAAGAGCAAGATTAGATGGAAGCTATGATTGTCATAGGGCTTTGGCAAGCGAGATGTTCAATGTCCCTTACGAAGACGTGCCTACCACTGACGAAGATGCAAGCGGAAGTAAAACGATCAGGTTCATTGCGAAGAGATGCAGGCATGGACTGAATTACAGGATGGCCCCGGAACGGTTGGCGGAGACCACGGGCCTTCCGATCCAACGAGCGCATGAGAGCTACATCATGTATCATCGCCTTACACCTGAGCTTCGTAGATGGTGGGGAACGCTTGAGAAGGAGGTACGTTCCACCCGTATGCTGTACAATGCCTTCGGCCGCCGTCTGTACGTGATGGAGCGCCTGACCGAAGATAGTATGGAGTCCATTGTTGCTTTCAAGCCTCAATCTACAATTGGAGATAAGGTCAGTCAAGTGATTTATCAATGTCACGAGGATGACAGATGGGACAGACGAAGGGAGCGAATCTGTCTGAATGTACATGATGCACTTGTTGGATTAGCTACGGCAAGTCGGGCGAAGTCGTGTCTTCAGATTATGAAACACTACGCTGAACAACCTATACTTGTAAGGGGCGAACAGCTAGTGATCCCTGCGGATATGGGGATGTCTGTAGCCGATGAGCAAGGGAAACATCGATGGAGTAATATAAAGAAGGTGAAATTATGAATGACTTCGATGATTATCAGAAGAGGCAGGGTGATATATATTCGGAAGGTAAGGCAATTGAATATTTATCATTGAAGTTGTGTAGTCATACGGGGAGACTTGCGAAAGAGGCAGCTAATATTGCTAGAGGGGATTATGAGAATAAGGGAACACATGCTTATCAAGATGTTGTTGAGGATATCTTAGGGGAGTGTCACGATATCGTGAGATATGTAGCTATAATTACGACTGTACTTGAGAGGAAGTTGAGCGATGTAGTTGTATATGGAGAAGAAGCGAAACACATAGGAGGATAAGATGGCTACGAGAGCCGAACGCGAGCAGGAAGAAGCTGACCGTGAGAAGGCAGAGAAGCAGCAACGCGATCAGCAGCAGAGACAAGGACACGCTACCGGACAGCCGGGAGCGCAGGCTCAAGACGCTGTGAATGCAGAACAGCGACGTGTTGCTGATGAAGCTGCGAAACAGCAGAAAGCCTATCTTGATGAGATGAACAGGAAACTTGGCGACTTCGTGAACACCGCTGCGAGTATGAAGGATAAAGATCCGCAGTTGCTCAACTATACTGTGGAGGCGTTGAAGCGAGCCGCAATGCAGTTGGAAGGTGCGACTCCTCCGAATCTTAACCTTCAAGGACAGCCTCAACCGCGTAATCTGTAGGACATAGATGCTCAGTATCAGTGGCCCGAAAGATAGTTATATCGAACTCTTTATGAGTCTGCTGAAGGATCAGGAGACGCCTAGTGAGTACGACTTCTGGGCTGCTGTGTGGACGGTTGGTGCGGTAATAGGTCGTAGCTGCTTCATCGACCGTCCACGAGCACCCATCTATTTTAATTGGTACATTATTATATGTGCCGAATCTGGTATGACACGTAAGAGTACCGTGATTAACTTCGCTAATGATATGATAGAGGGATGCCTGCCAGAAGGAGCAGAGGTTTTACAGAATAAGACTACCCCTGAGAAATTGTGGACGCTAATGGCTAATCAAAGTGGAGAGAGAGGTAAGAGTCATGTCGTCATTAACGTATCCGAGCTTGTCACATTCTTCGGGCGAGAAGGGTATTCGATGGGTATGCCCATCTTGCTCACTGATCTTTACGATTGTCCGACTAAACGGGAAGGTGGAGGAAGTGTTAACTACGGAAGCTTACCTCTCCTTAATCCTTTCATCACATTTATCGCCGGCTCAACACCGTCATGGCTTATACGCGCAATCAACCCAGACGTTATCGAAGGAGGATTTACATCGCGCGTTATCTTCGTGAGTAGTGAGGCGAGGAAGAAGTTGATCTTCTGGCCCGACAATGTACATCAACCGAGCATTAAAGCTGCGAAGGAATATTTAAATGCTATTAGAGAACACGCCACTAAACTCAAGACAATCTTACCTGATGAAGAAGCGAAGAGGTTTCTTGATGCTTGGTACAGGTCTAGGAACTATAATGCGGAAACTTACCTCCGTAGCTTTGAAAGCCGCGAAGATAGCCACATTCTTCGACTTGCCGGGACGCTCGCCCTTAGCCAACTTAAGTCCCGAATTGGGATTAGTGAAGTCGAACTGGCGCTTCATGCTATATCAAGGGCAAAGAAGTCTGGTAGTCGCGTATTCAAGCAGGCGGCATTTGATCTTAAACTTACAAACGGGCTTGATAAGGTACGTGAAGTCCTCTTGAAGCGGGGACTGAATGGGATTAAGAATTGGGAGCTATATGTACAGTGTAAGTATTACTTTACGAATAGTGAGTATAATGGAGTGATGGAATTGTTGGTGGATATAGGAGCGGTGAGACAGTACATCGTGCCGACACATACAGGTAGAAGCGGCCGCCCTTCCCGCTATTTTGTGGCGACAACGAAGATACTAAATCCGCAGAAGTGGGAAGAGATAATGCTGAGGAGCGGAATGTCTAACGCGGCGTCTGATCCCCGCCTTCCCGAGCAGACTGATGGATTACTTTCGCTAGATTCTCGGGAGTTAATTCCCCATACTTCGACTCAAACTTCTTCCCACTCGGGCTCGTCTTCACTTGCTTCCATTGATCTTGATATATCGTATAAAGTTGACGATCCAAAGCGACGACTTTCTTAGCCTGTTCTTGTGCTGCCTTATAGCGCATGATAGGCGATTGTGCGATAGATGGATCAGTACCGATCGTCATGGCTTCGTGACGAGAACGCTCTAGGCGGCGTTGTTCTTCTAGTTGTTTATATGGTCCAGTGAATAGCGCCTTATGAACATGTGCTATGATGACACGGACATCGGGATCGGCAACAGACGCACCGACGACAGCACCCGGAGCAACGTCAGTCTTCTCTAGTACGTTGGGTTTAGCGTGAGGCTGTAATGCCCTCCTAACTCCAGCTTCAGCGGGCATCTGTGCTTCAATGCTCTTTCTAAGGATGTCGAAGTCTTTAGCTCGCTTCTCCGCTATAGGAGTGTAGATGTAGCGACGGTTGGCATCGGGCCAGAGATGAGAGACACCCGGAGTTTGTAGTGCGATTGAAGTGCCGAGCTTCTGTGTACCGGCAACAATGCCCTTCTCTATAGTGCCACCCGGAGCGCGGGCATGGATGTCGCCAACGTTAGCGGCTTCGAGAACGGTACCAATAGTCGTACCCATAAGTCCGGTGATCGCGTCATACCACGCATGAGGAATACGAGATTGCGGAGACATCATATCTTTATTCACACCGGCGAATTGCGGTTGGCGGATGTCTGTAACGGGTGATGATCCTCCTAACAACTTCCCAGGTTCGGCCTTCTTGCCATATGCGCCTAAGATAGATTGAGCGATAGGCGGTGTTGCGAGACCGAAGACCTGATCTCGTGCGTGCTCCATGTCATCGCCAAGAGACGGAGGAATGACGACATCAGGATTCTTAACGAGGCCGAGTGCGCGTGCTCCATGAATGAAGGGGAGAATGAAGAGCATCATCTCTGGCGGTACGGGGACGAGAATGTTTTCTTGTTCGGGCGTTCCTTGTGGAATGTTCATGCCTGCTTGACGTGCGAGATAACGGAATGGATCTGGAAATGGTACATTCTTTATTCGTGTCTCGTTAGGTAGTTGATTGAAGTACCAATCGTTGCTCTCTTTATCTTTACCTACTTGGTTATAGGCCCATGCGGCTACGAGGCCAAAGGACATGAGACGAGTGATGTTCTCTACGGGTGCCTCCTTGATGCGTTGCTTTAAATAGCGAAGAGCTTGGATATTAGGATTAAACCACGGCATCATAGAGACGATTCGTTGTATCCACGGATTACCACTAATGCGGGCCATATCACCACCGACTATTCTAGCTTGATCGGCAATGAATGCTTCACTCATATACTTAGCTTGCTGGCGTCCTTTAGCTATCTCACGTTTATAGAGTTTTAAGTTCTGCGATAGGGCCATCTGCTTAGGGACATCTAACCACACCTGTAACATTGATAAGTAGTTATTGGCCCCCGACTTCCACGCGGGACGCTTCTGTGTGATTGAGTTGATGTTACGTATCAGCGTCAACACATCATCACTGGCATTGGCGACGTGACCTGCCTTCATTGTCTTAGTGAGATTGGTCATAGAGGCATCGTAGGCTTTAGACATAGCCTGAGCGACGCCACCTAGTAATTGCTGTGCTCCCGGTATCTTCCCTATACCTGTATTCTTAGCGAGATCTACCTCAATCTTTTTAGCGAGTATATTCCCGAAGAATTCTGAGGCGGTCGATTTGATAAGGTAGTATGGATAGGAAGCGAAGACGTTGATAGCTGCTTCTGGTCCTGCTAATAGAGCACTAATGATACGAGCTTTAGGACTGCCCATACCGAATGTGCGATGAGCCAAATAACTGATGGGTCCGTAAGCCATGCTCTTATGACGGAGTAAGGAACCAGCAATGATATCATAGACGTTACTGACTAAGAGGCCAAATTTCGGATTACCCGCTCCCGTAGTCCATGAGGTTAGTACTTTACGGGACTCATTAAGGATGGGCACAACTGCTGCTGGAGCGAACTTAAGTGCTTCTTGAATATGCTTCTCGTTATGTCTGACTAATACGAGACTGCCGTTCTCCCCTCTGTATGCGTAGTGGAAACCCTCATTATTGTTAGCGGTCTTGTTGACCTTACTCTCCACCCACTTAATGTTCTGAGGTATCTCGTTCTCTGGTATTGTCTTAACGATATCGAGATACTTCTTATTAGCGTTGCCCGGTGAGTTCATCATCATTTCAGTGTAGTCACGCATCGCTCTGTTTTGAGAGGCTGCCTGACGAACACGAAGGTCCATGTGGGCTAGTTCTTGGAACGGATCGCGAGGATTGTTGATGCGAGGATGTGGTTCGAAGCCGGGAGCAGGAGTGTAACGCGATTCGCCTTTAGTATTGACGTAGCCCTTTCTTACACGTTCGCGATTGGCAGCACGATAGAGACTAAGGACGGCAGCAGGATCGCTATTGGCGATGTGGGGACTCTCCACCATCTGCTTCTCTACCCAATGCTGCCCTCTCTCTATCCATGTCTTCTGTGCTAATGGATTATCGGTAAGGTGATAGTTACCTTTACGGACATCTAGCTTCGCGCGTGCAGCTTCTGCCGCAGACATCGCGCCGCTTGAAGCCGCCTCATCAAATGTAGTATCGAAGAGACGCTGTATCTGTCCTTCTACGTTACGGATGCGAGGATCGTTTCTAGATTGTGCGAGACGAGCACGCACAGTAGCGGCGTCATCGTTCATAATAGAGTGACGGAGATTAGGATCAGTATCGGCTATGCGGGCTTGTCGCTCCATTTGGAGTTCGCCCGCTTTAGTTTGTAGCTCTTGAATACGTGCTGCTGTAGCTCGCCCTCTCGGTCCTGTAGCTTTTTGTAGATCGGCCAATGTTTCATTAAGTTCATTAGTAGTACGGGCTAATGCTTCCGTATCGCCCCATGAACGATACGTATCTGCGAAATGTTGTGAGGCTTTGTTAATAAAGGTTGGATCTTCTCTGGCGAATTGCTCTACGACGGGAGCCACTTTCTGCTGCATAAAGATGTCGTGGTCGGCTTTAGCCATACCTCGAGCATTGCGTGCAGTGTCCGTCATGAAAGAAGTAAGTTCGTCGTCAGTTAGTCCGACTCCTTTACCCATTACTCTAAAGGGTTCAATGTCGCTACCTAAGTTGGCAGCATTCATCTTAATCGGATTAACAGTAGGAGTAACCGCCTGTTGCATCGTTTGTACGGTTGGTCCCGCAGATACAGGTTTGATCTTTGGAGAGATAACGTTAGCGAGACGACGTGCAGCAAGACCGGCCATGATGGTGCCAATGACGCCAGTAGCACCTATTCTTGTAACATCTGCCGAGCCATCATCTTGAGTATAGAAGTCTTTAACACTGTTAACTGTATCGGCGACAACAGAAGGCTCACCTTTATACGCCCTAGAGGCTTGATCAACTGCTGCTGGGATTGCAATGTTTGCTCCCACTCTCGCTGCGACTCCTGTTGCTGTAGCTCCGGGGGGAATAATGGTAACTGGTGTGACTGCTTCTGCGACATTGAGACCTATTCTCCCTGCTTTAGTAGCAGCAATTGATGCTAATCCTCTACCAAAGGCACCAGTACCGCTAGTGATCGCTCCAATACCGCGAGTCGGAGCAGCACTACCAGCAATGTTCATTAATGTATCGGCTTGTGTACGTTCAGGAGGGAGGCGAGGATCACCGAAGAATTCGTTAGTACCTTGTCCCCACCTACGAGCGAATGCCATTCCCTGTCGATAGAATGGAGTAGTCTCTTCGTAGTAGCGTTTAGAGTGTTTCTGTATTTCGTCGAAACGTTGTTGTATCTCTTCAGGAGATGCGTTAGGACGAGCCCGCTTTACGTCGTCCATGACCTTCTGATTATATTCGGCAAGTTTCTGTTCACCACCTTCTGGATCGAGCAAGTGTTGTGCGAAACCTTTAGGAGCTTCCCCACTAGCAGGAGGACGAACACGCTCCATTAAATAGTCAGTACCCGCGGCCCCCAATCCCCACAGACCAGCAAACGAACCCGGTGTATCTGCGAAGCCAATAGCACCCTGTCGTGCCATCCACTTAAGATAGCCCTCGTCGGGACCACGCGCCTCTCCTGTATCCTTTCCTTCCTTATCGCGAATGATGATTTTATCTTCAGCCATTATTAATAGCCATCAGGATTTGGGTTACTGACTGTAGGCGTCTCAGGATTAGGAGATAGTGGTGATGGATACTTAATAGGAGCAACTTCTTGGCCGATTGGTACAAATATCTTGTGTGGTCCCATAGTAACCAACTCATGTGTCTTAGCAATATCCATCGGATTTGGTACACCGATGCCCATCTCTTTCGCCGTTGCTTGATCAGCAGGAAACGAACCACGCGGGAAGCGGAAGTTCTTCTCGGCTGCTTGCTTAGTGATTTGCCATTGCCTAAGTCGCTCTGCAACGCGAGCATTCTGTCCAGCTTGTGATGCACTAGCAATACCTTCACGCGATCTACGATCAAGCTCGCCTTCTTTAGCTCGTTCTGCTCTAGTCATCTCTTGTATTAAGAGACGATTCTTCATCTCTTCTCTAGAGAGTTGATGCTTGGATGCGTCTGCTGCATACAACTCAGCCCATGAATAGGGATCACGTTGCGGACCCATCGCTTTGACGAGTGCGAGTGGATCAAAACTGCTGTCGCCAGCCATTATGGTGCTCCTGCGAATGAGCCACTGCTACGACGATTACGTTCATCGTCGCTCATCTGATCGAATAGATTATAGCCACCACCACCCTCAGAGAACATGTTACGCTGGCCCGACATATTACGCATGAAGCCTTGACCTGCTGCACCGATAGCACCAGCGAGGTTAGCGTAGCCATAATTGGGTGCTTGATATGGCAACCGTCCCCCTTCCATCATCGCAGCTTTAAGTCCGCCACTCTGATCACGAGATGCCATCTGTGATAGACCGCCAGAGTCGATAGGTGTTGGTGAGAACGATGCCTCTGGAGAAGCTGAAGCACGAGTTGCAAATAGATTATACAAGTTAGCTTCCATCTTATTCTCTTGATCCGCTAGTTGTGGAGCAAGAGATAAGGCTTGTGTTCTGGCTGCTCCACCGATATTGCCCAACTCCTTACCACGTTGTCGAGCAATCTCAGAGAGGATGCCACTAGGATTACTGCCAGTCCTTAGAGCTTGTCGAGAAGCTATCTTCGCCGTATCATCGAAGGCGCGATTAGTACCCGTACCTTGAGCATTAGTGATAAGATGCTCCAACTCTGTAGCAGTTGGAGTTGTAGTGTGCTTCATCTCATCGAACAGTGCTCGAGCTTTATCGCGTTCCTGTATCTGTTGATTAACGTTATACTGCATCTGACGACGCTTAGTGGCAACGTCGCCAAACTGCGCCATCTTCTCAGCATCTTCGCGCTGCATTAACGCTTTAGTAGCGGGGGCGGCCTCCTGAACCCAACCTTGTCCCGGTACGAAGCGAGTAGTGTTACCTTTAATGTCCGTCATACCGAGGTCTTGCTTAGACTCGATACGACTTGCCTCTATACGTGCTTGATATCGTTCACGTTCCCTCGCGTAGTAATTCATCAACGCGATGGACCAGTTCGTATTAGCAGTGTATTTCTGTGCGTCAGCGGCAATAGACGCACCAACGATGCTGCCTACAGCACCAAACGCGCCGCCTAACATACCGCCCATCATTTCCATCCTTAGAACGCTCCTACGCTGCCCGCAGTTCGACGCTTCTCTTCTTCACTCATAGCGTCTTGCAATGAAGCAGCGCCGGGATTAATCGCGCCTTGAGCCTTACCACCCTTAGCAATGAATGCTTCTGGATCGAAGAATTCAGTAGAGCCAAAGGCGTTACGCAACTTGCCTTCCAGTCCCCCAGTGAAAGCAGAGGCGCCAGACTTAATCTTACTAGTATAAGAAGTAGGATCATATTGATCACCGAAGTCCCAATTCGTTATACCTTGGCGAGCCTGCTTGTCGATGTCCTTAAGGGATTGCCGTCCGGTTTCCAGAACGCCCATTCCCATCTCATTACCGCGAGCAATCGCACCCGCACGTTGGTTCTGTAGAGCGGTACTAGCAGTGTTAAAGCCGACGTCATTCAAAGTACCGCGAGCCTTAGCACGATTGAGATAGTCGGAAGCCTCGTTGTACTGACCACCAACGATCGCTTCAATGAGAGCATCGTCAGCGGTGTCTGGGATGTAAGTGGATTCGAAACCGGTAGGTACTTCTGCTTCGTAACCACGAGTCAACTTACTACGGTTCTGTGTTCGGATATCTCCGAGAGTGTTTTCCCACAAGTCCGTCCCGAGATATGTACCGGGGCTAGGATCGAGATTCGGGATGTTACCCTTGGCCTTATTAAGTGCGTTCTCGTAAGCACTCATAATACCGTAGTCGTCGTTGACGCCCATAGTGCGGAGTTTGTTGGCACCATAGTCCTTAGCGAGTGAGTAAGCGCCGCCAACACGAGACTGGAAGTCAGCAGTATCGCGAGTAAGTTTATCTGCTGCTTGTTGATCAGCGAGAGCTTTAGCGTCTGCTGCGATCTTGGCTCGATGGTCTTCCAAGTCCATCTGAGCTTTAGCTTCAGCCTGCGGATCGGGAGGCGGCGGTGATTGCGGCTGTCCCCCGCCACCACTTCCTGCGTTCAACACCTCACCATCATCATCACGAACGCTAGGCTCTCTACGATCCCGATAATCATTAGGATGACTACGAGGATCATCGTATAGAGGTTCACTCTCTTCGTCCTTACGACGCTTGACCTGATCGATCATCCATGCTGGCAGCATTGTTGACATCCTTTACAAAATACGCTCCAGCCTCTCTGAAGCCGAGCTTTTGAGACATCTTAGCGAAGAGACGAACTTGCTTATCAGAGTGCTTATCGCGAATGATATCTACGATAAAGCGAACACAGCCTCGTAAAGCGCCCCATTGCAGGAACTGCTTTAGTAATAGGAAGGCAACAGGGCTACCCCTGTATTGTTTGTCTACATACCACACACTACTAATGGCGAACTTGTCGGTGGAGATGAAGAAGCTATTCACATAACCGATGAAGAACCCGACAGGCTCACCTTCTCTGTATGCTGCCCATCCATTATATGTCATACGTTCGGGGTCACTCATCTTATAATCAGCATGTCTAAGAATAGCTTTCATATCGAAGTCTTGATGGGGGACAAGTTCTTGATGAGCCTTTCTAAAGAGAGGTTCTAATACGTATAAGTCATCTTTAGTTAGCATTTCGCGAATGTCGTACCACGACCCTGCACGCTTGAGGCGTTCAAGACGACGCTGTTTGTGACTAACTTCATTTTGCTGTAGCAAGTTTGGCCTCCAATGATTCGATGCGAGACATTGCTTCTTGTAGTGCTTTGGTAAGTGCAGCGATAATAGGGAATGGATCAGGAGATTGCACCATTCCCTTTTGGTCTTTCTCACCAGTTGCTGCACTCTTAACAAGCGACGATTGTAATTCGTGTGCAGAGAAACCCCATCTCTCTATACCATCGTCAGCAATAAATGGTCGGCCTTCTTTCTTCGCGGCTTCTTCTAGTTCGGGAGGCGTATACTCCCGATGCTTATAGCTGATTGGCTTTAGTGACTTAACGCGATCCCACATGCTGTCGAGAAGTCTGATGTCCTTCTTAATACGGTAGTCGGAGACAAGGCCCATATTGGCAACGTAGACACCACCAATACGAACAGCGAAGCCACCACTAGCGTCGCCCCAGTTGAATGTCCACGTATAAGCACCAGTATCGCCACCTATTGTGCTGTGATAACCATTAGGACAATATACAGTACCGCCGTCAATTACTTCTATGTTTGTATGAAATTTAACGTGGTTTCCAAGACCTGCTAACGTAGTGACATCAAGATGCGGATAATTTACCATGAAACGAAAATCGTAGTCGGAAGCTGAACCGATAGTCTTCATATCCATGGCTTGCGGGCCTTCAATCCAGCCCACTTTAATGCCACCATCAGTCTGTAATCCTCCAGCGTTACCGGTACAACTCCCATTAACATTACCATTGAGCGTACCGTTAAATGTACCACTAAACGTAGGTGCGTTCACATTAGCAGCGAAACCAGTATTGCCATTAGTGTCGATGATCATACATTGACGGCCAGCACTCTCATCCCAGATACCGAAGCTGCCCCAGTTCACTGTACCTACAGCCCAAGAGCGCACTCCTTCTACTGTGGTATAGAAACGAGCGTGCCAGTATGAAGGCACGGTACATCTTATTCCGTCAGACCAGTGAGATTGTATGACATTAGCATCAATATTGTTACCGACGGCCAGACTAGCATCTACGGTGAGGCCACCGAATATACGAGATGATCCATTAGCAAAGTATGCGTAGTTAGCTGCACCGTTGGCGTATTGCATATAAATAGGATTACCGCCAACAGCCCTGACAAGGAGATTAGCGCCATCACTCATCATACCAGTAGTCACGTTACTACCGATAGCGATACCGCCTGAAGACTTAAGGCTGTTATTAGCAACGACGTCGTGTTGGAATACTGCATCGTTGGTAAGACGTTGTAGAGTGAGTATCGAACCAAGATAAGTGCCAGCATCGTTGTAGTGATGCCAGTTCATATCTCCACCGGGTTCACAACGAACGAGCCACCTTGCTTGTCCTCCTATCTGATACCAAAGATCAGAGTTGTTTGCATGATTAATAGTGAGACTGGGAACGGTTAGCGGTCCCGTCATAACGTCGCCGGTAATGTCGACAACGAATGCAGTTAGATCATCGACATACTTTTTAGTAGCAATGTGGAGATCGGAAGTGGGAGGAGTTACCGTGATCTTACCAGTAGCACCATCGACAATAAGGGCATTAGTGCCAGTACCAGCAGACCAAATTCTAAGTGTATCCGGCGACGCATCTCCTGTACCAAGGAAGAAGCGATCAGTAACAGTAGATGTACTATAATAGGTTCCTGCACCCGGAGTAGAGTATGACCAATGACCTGTTTTAGTAAAGGTCATCGCTCCCGTCATAGTGTCGCCAGCTTTAGCTACCTTCTCCGTATCGAGTTCGTAGATAGCGTTCTGCATATTGGTAGATGAGATGCCACCAGCAGGAACGATTGGAAGCGTAGCGGCATTCGTTACAGCAACGGGTATCCACGCGCCATCTACTCCATCATAAGTGCGTCCGTAAGTGGCAGCATTAACAGGAGGTTCTTCGATGATGCCTTGAGGACCAACTTCGCCTTGTGGTCCTTGTGCACCAGTTTCGCCTATTGGACCTTGAATACCAACAGGTCCAATAGGTCCAGTTGCTCCACGCTCACCACTAACACTCAGTAACCAATCACTATGCGTACCTGACCCACTAGCGACGTCTACATCGACAGTTAGTGTATTCTCTGTATAGGAGACGATAGCACCCCACATGTAATCGACGGTAGGATTAGCGGCACTATTAATGATGATCTTCCCACCGGGATTAAAGATGCGTCCTGTCTGTGTCTGAAATACCTTAGTATCTAGACCAATAGCAACTGCCGTATTCGATGTGCCACTAAGAGCCTGAATGAAGTCGATAGCGTGCCAATAGTTAGGATGAGCAGTGCGATCCTGTGCGAATGTAGTAGGAGCGGGAGAGCTAGTGTGCTGAACGAAGCACTCGAATGCGAATGCGACATCAACGTCGACAACGCGATCACCCACATTGTAAAGTTCGTTGTTCTTCCAGATACCCTTTAGCGAGTCCGTACCTGTCATTAGATACAAGATGGTGTCTACTGTCTTAATATTGCGATCGTAGTAGACATGCCAACCCGGAAAGTCGAATTGGGGAATCTCGAAGTCGAAGTACTTCGTCGTTTCTCGAACTGCGCCGCTCATCGATCTCTTCCTACTATTTTATAACCGAAGATAAAGGCGACGAAACGAAGTGGGAGTGTGACGGCCCCTTGGATACGGAGTTTGAATAGTTTACCGCGACATTCGAAAGGCCAAGGACGCTGACGAATAGCGAGGCGACCGGTACCGTAAGATTGTTCATAGACACCGTAGCCACCTTCATCACCAGCAACCATATCCATACTCAATTGCGGTGTACGTTCGCCAGTCAGCTTATGCTTATAGTAATAGTCGAGATACATCTGTACAGTGAAATGACCACGTCCTTTAGCATCAACGTTGATCGTCTTTGAAATCTTAGTTAGATCACGTTTATCGAAGTCGGCCCATGGGAATTCGATAACGAAGTTGATTGGCTTACCTTCATACAGATCCCAGTTGTAGGGATACGTCTCTCTGTCGAGTTCAAAGGTACCTGACGCACGAGATGTATGGGCGACGAGGCAAGTGAAGACTTCGTTAGTATCATTGTCTTTAACACGCTTCCCTACTGTGTAGGCGGCGTTGTTAGTCCATATAGTGTCAAATTCGCCCTTAAAGTCCGCGTAGATAGGATCGAAGCGGTTGCCCATTCGCCAGACTTTACCATACTTAGCAAGAAACACCCGGCCATATAGCGACGTCGTGCCGCACGAGAAATTCCAACCACGGTAGCGAGACCAAGCTTTAATCTTTAGTGACTTATTATAGGTTAGGGCATAAGCTGTAGTCTCGGTCCTTATACGTATAATGTCTACGTCATCTCCGCCCCAGTTCTTCGCCTCTACGATAGTGTTGAGAATATCGAAAGTGATAACGTTGTCGGTAACGACTGTCTTCACTACACATGGATTAGGAAGGTCGACTAGATTACGTGTCAGACTTGTTAGTCTAAAGAGGTCGCCTTCTTCCATACCATGATTAGGCGTATTAAGGACGGCTCGGGTAGTTCCGACTAGCTCTTGTAGATAGTAGATAGGATCGTTCGGTAATCGCGTAGGAACGTCATCGTGATTAGGGGCAAATAGGATATAACGGTTGTCGTGAGTACTGTAGACACTGAAGATATCGCGCTCTAATGTCTTCGCTGTGAGACGAGAGATATTCTTCTGTATCATAGGGGCGATGAATTCACTCATCCGAGAAGGGATGATAGAACTGTCGAATTGAGATTTAGCGAAACTGGGAACGCCGATAGGATCGGCCATCACGAGATCAAAACCGAGAAAGACCATGCTCTTATGTGCAATCGCTCCATGACGAGCAACGCTATCTGACGTCTCTGGTCGATGCTTCAATCCGTCGAAAATGCCCAATTCGACCATCGCTACCGTATCATCGAATGCGACTGCGAGCAGATTGCGAAACTTATTAATCCCGCGGATATAGATGCTCGAACTGTTCGTATTGTTTAGTTCGATGCCTGTGCCATCGTTGTCGTTTTCATCTGCCGGATTCTGCCATACGCCTTCTGCGTCGGTTGCGCTAATATGCACCTTATACGGTAGGATGGGATCGCCCGCCATGACGAGCCATCTATCGAGTGTGCAGACGTATCTACAAATAGGCACATTGATGTTAGTGAAACTGTTACCGGGATCACCTAAGTAGTTTGTATTAGGTGTCTTGCTAAAGTCGATGAGCAGAGGCTTATCTACACCGTTGACTGCGATCAACTTGCCTTTAAAGATAGCTGTCGATACGTAGTCGATAGGCGAAGACCAGCCCGGTCCACCACCATTAGTCGGTAGTGTGAATGCTATAGAACTATCCCATATACGTGTAACGGTCATAGCTGCGTTAATCTTAACTACTTCTCCAACAGTGTCGAATGCGACGAGATGATCGCTATAATAGACGACTTCGATGATGTCTCCTGCTAGATAATGTGTATCCTTAGTGAGTGTCTTCGGCCCTGTATCACTACTCGTTACGGAAGCCGGGCTATACATCGCTACTCTGAAGTTATTAGCGTCGATGACGCGAACACCGAGCGGCTTACCAATAATCTGTGTGCTATTGAGGCCCAACATATTATTCCAGCCAGCAGTGAACGTTACGTGATCACCACTATATAGTCCGTGTGATGCGTAACTACAGACGAGTTCACGCTGGCCGATTGTCCAGTTGATAGTAAAAGTAACCGTACCTGTGAGTACGCTGCCACGACGCAAGTCCGCAAATAACTCAGTACCCCACCTCACGCTCAACGTATTATCAACACCTCTGTGGATGTTATCCAGAACGGGTTGAAACGTTGCGGACAAGTTAAGATCGTCGTCAACTACGTTGAGCCCCCCACTGAAATCACGAACGATAGTAGACTTAAGAGGAGCCATTAATTAGTCATCCAGTCAGTGAATGGAGACGAGGCAGGAGCACCGAATGGGATCGGTCCCTTATTCATCGCTTCACGTAGCTGCGCCTCTCTCTTAGCTGTAGCCTCTTGGAATTTCTTAATCGCATTGGGTGCATCTTCATCGTCAGCGAGATAGCTGAATGCAGTTGCACAGACGAGAAGATCGTCATCGAGCTTGACCTGATCGTCGGCCAGGAATGGAGGCGGCTTCGTTCTATATGTAACGGTTACGTGCCCCGTTGTAGTGACGGGCCATATACGGAATAACTTGTCGCTAGGTACAGTTTCGTAGAACCTACGATACGTTACCACATTAAGCTGTGGCGGCATAGCTGGTAATGGAGTGGTTTCATTCTCATACCAGATAAATCTGATATCATCAGTTCTCTTAATCTTCTGTGTTAGATCTTCAATTACCTCACCAGTCAGTCCATTTAGCGTAAACACTTCTCGATTAGTCGTATACGTAGGCCACCAGTAGTGGTCGAAGAAGACGTTAAATTGTCGCTGAAGGATAGCCGCGATTGTGTCTTCTGCATACTGCTGTACAGAGACGCCGGGTTCTTGCCTTAACTCGACAAGAGTGCGAAAGACGAGATCGTGGAAAGCGGTCATCATCACCTCTAAGAGAGTGGGGACTCCTTATACGTATAAGAAATCCCCATTGACTTTAACCACCGTAATGTTGGATGCCATAGAGTTCAGTCAAGTCACAGATACCAATGATAGCGAAGGTCTTCACACCATTGGAAGCAGAAGTGAAGTCAACACTACCACGAGGATCGCTTGAGGCTGCTGTCTGCGCTACACTGTTAGATGCACCGGCGACGAACGTACCCGCAGTAGCATTGACACCATCCTCGAGCCAATTCTGAACTGCGATTGTACGATACGGAATGCCGAGCACATCCGTCCAGCCAACGTTAATCGAAATACCTTCAGCATCAGCAGTCCAACTGAAGGATTCGACCCATCGATAGATTTTGAGTGAGTTCACGGGCGTCGCACTATTGAGCGTAAGTGTCTCGACAATAGGTTGACCGAGATAGTCACGACCGCGAATAGTGACGACGTTCGTAGTAGAGGCGGGACCGACAAACGACAACTGTCGACCGAAAGGAGCGAGAGCAGCACGGGTATAAGTAGCAGCGAACGTGTTGATGCTACCCGCAGTCGCCCAGTTACCAGCAGAGATGATACCATTAGCACTCGCTGCTGGAACTGCTCCATAGTCCGCGCGGAATTCACCCGTCACATAGTCGATGTCAGCACTATACTGAGCATCAGGAACGTACATGTTGACGTTTGGATTCCAAGTATCAAAGTGCTGAGCATTTACACCTTGGCTCATTACTTATCTCCTTTCTTGAGCGGACGATGGACCGCCCCAACAACATCACTCGTCTCCAAGTCTACGAGTTCGACGTGTTCGGGATCACCAACGAGACGCTCGACGTCTGCACGAGTTCTTACTCGGATTGAGTGGCCTTTCGGAAACTTGAGGATAAAACTACTCGGTTCTTCGATAACTGAGTAGTCAAAGAGCCGCTTCTCTTTATTGTAAGTAGCGACTCGACGCTTGTAGGCCCCTCCCTCTTCAACTGTGAACTTAGGAACGGGCTTGTCTTGTCTGAGTTGTACTGATTGTGCCATCTCTCTCACTCGTTAATAAGAACAGCGTGAGTACGATAAGCCTTCCAAAGACAGAACTGTCCTTGCCAGATGACTCGTGAACCGTTTGCGTCGACGTTCCACGGTGCGGTCAACTCTTTAACCTTCATATTCACATGTTTAAGGATGTGGAGACGGAGGTACTTAGAGTTGATGAAGTAGATCTTATTCACGGGACAATCTTCATCGTACAGCATAGGAACGGACTGATGGCTCACGCCTTTAAAGCCAAGGTCCATCATCTTCTTCCCGCTGTTACTGTCAGTGAGTTCGATCGTCACCTTGTCACGAACAGCAGCACGGTAAATACGATAGAGATTGCGTCCGGTAAGCATAATGTCGGGACGTTCACCTTTAACAGTGAGGTCCATCAGCACGTCATCGAGAGCTTCTTCAATGTTGGTAGAATCGATACCGCCGACATTGAAGTCATAGGAAGAAGTGCGCCACTGTGGTTCTGACGCTCGGCTTAGTCCTGCCAATGTGCCAGTTGTTGGGTCATCGGGAATGAGAGAAGCCAATCCCAAAGGATCAGTACCGCCACCAGCAGCGTATAGATAAGCACTGAACTGCTCCTTAATTGACTCTTCGAGCACTTCCATCTTCGCTTTCATAAGCTTGAAGATTTGTGCTCTACCTCTATTCTCATCTTCCTCTTGTTCGGAGATGATAACAGTACCAGCGAAACGCGACCATCCGTAACGGACAGTCGTGAATTCGTTGGTCTGATTTACGGGGAGCGTCTGATAGTATTCATACGTTCCCACGTTAGGGTTACGACCAACGGTGAGAGGGTTCGTGATTTCCCATCCACCATCTTCGTATTCCACACGATTAGTCGCCATTGCCCAAGCTACGAACGCATTGGACTTAACGGCGGCCATGATCAACTTCCCACGACTTTTCGTGAGAGTTGAATTAAGTACCGTTGCGATAACAGACATTATCCTTGATACCCTGCTTCTAGAAGCGCCTCTTCGACAATCGAAGCATAACTACGATCTGGAGAGGCGACTTCGGTTTTCCGCTCTGTCATCCCGTTAGGAGCACCGCGCCCGTTAACGATTGGACGACGACGAGATGCTTGTTGCCTCGGCTGTTGACCCTGTTGCATAATCGCTGCAAGTTGAGGACCAAGAGGTTGATTAAAATCCAACCCATTCCGAAGCGCAAACTCGCGAACTCTAAAGTAAGCCTCCGTCTCGTGAAGGCCCTGAGTTCGCATCAAGTTCGCGATAGCATCCTGATGCGGATCAGCGTCAGGGTATTTAGTCAAAAACGTATTATAACGGTTCTGAACTGCTTCATTAAGTTGTGCTTCTTGCGCTCTCTCTTTACTCATTTTATCAAGAGGCGCGAAACGCTCATCGAGCATTTTCTTAATAGCATCGGTTTGAACAGTACCCATGTTCGAACCGAGTAATTTATTTAAGTCTACTCCTTTAGCAGATGCCTCGGCCAAGACGATCTGGACGAGTTGTCCCGGATTATTCTTGAATAGAGCCATCATGTCAAGGGCCGCAGCGGTTTCGTCAGTGCTGAGGCCAAGTTTTGACGGTGCTCCGTTGAGGTATTCCGCCTCTCCGTATCGAACCTTTAACTGCTGTATTTCTTTATCTTTAGCTTCAAGGAGACCACGATAACGACGGTTTTGTTCGTCTAATCTACGACCACGACCAGCAGGAGCGACGATATTACCGCGAGCATCGATAACATTGCCCGCTTGATCATAGCGAACTTGTTCTTCGGCCTTAGGAGTGGCTTGTCGTTGTGGTGTTTCACTAGTACTATCTGGCCCGCCTTCATCGGGAGTACTGTCGTCAACTCCACTAAATTCATCGTCACCAGTATCCTGATCCATGCCAGGAACTGTATCGAGCATATTATCTTCTACTTCACTATTGAGGGATTCCCGACGGGGTGCCATTAGCTTGTCCTCTCGCTATTGATGGTTGCTTCGGAGTTGCACTCTGATTGTGTATCTCCGTAACTCTATTCTGTTTAGATTGTTGAACTCTCATCATCACTTCTTCGACTGCCTGTCGAATAGGTACACCTTTAGCAGTTGCCTGACCGATAGCCGCTTTAGCTTCCGGTGGTAGTTGATTTATTACCTGCTCCATCTCCGCAATCTGATCACCTTGCGGTTGTTGTTGCTGTTCAGGCTGTTCTGGTGCGAGTTGTTTCTCGACCGACATCCTGAGCATCGCCCAATCTTCTTCAGTTATCACCATCTCATCAAACGCACGTTCGAATACTCTCATCAACACAAGTACGGCAGCGGGGACAGCTTTACCGAACTGACCTAGAACTTGCCCCATCTGCATTGCTTCTTCTTTTTTCGCTCTCGACGTAGGTTTAAGCGCACTACCGCCGACCATTCGCATCGAGAATTTAGATCGCAACTCCTGAGGCGTCATTGGTGTCATCTGTGACCATATCTCGCCACACTTATCCTCAATAAGCGCGCCGACCATCTCTGCTGGCATCTTACTTACACACAGTTCGAGAAGGCCCATTCCAATGTTACCAATGAAGTCCTCGATCTGATCGATCTTCTCATCTAGTCGTGTCTGTGTTTGCGACTCGTAAGACTCGATGGCCTTATTTGTCGTATTGGTCTTGTATTCGACCCCACGCATTACATTGGTTACTGACGACACGCGATCTATCGCCTGTAGGTAAGGCTGAGGGTCGAACAACTGCATAAATTGACCAGATGGGGGAGGAACGCTGAATATAAGCTCGGCTATCTTCTTCCCGTCTGGTACTTTCACTCCAACCGCTCCACCTTTCTCTGCACCACTTAGCCACGCACTTATAACGGCCGGATCTTTTATCGCATCTATATCGTAGAACAGATTCTTCCTCGCCCATGCTATCGCTCTCCGTCTTTCACTCGCGATTTCGTTGATCGCGTCTTGTTGATCGAGGTAGTACATGACCTCAGATCGAGCATAATCGCCCTCGGGATCGGTATAAAACTCCAAGCAATAGATGGGGAAGAAATTGGTGAGATTGTACGGATCGTCCCAAACCCAGATGGGCCACGACCAGTTCTTATCGTTAAACAATAAGAGCCGTCGTGTAATCTTGTCATATACCCTCCACACTTTAGTATACTGTGCTTTGCAATAGCTTTCTTCATCATCATACCCATATGAATGATAGTCCTTATGTCCATCTAGCAATGAAAAGTTATTAATCTCCTCATCGGTGTGTCCACCTCCAGTCTTTGCATTAAGTACATGCGTTGGTGCATAGATCGATTCCCATTCGTCACTTTTATCCTCACTCTTCTTAAAGTAGATCGCCCTTAGAAGGGTAGTCGCTACAAAGTCAGCGATCATTATCCAATTACAATCTGTAAGATCATTATGAGTAGTGGCGGGATCTCTCAGTACATCCTTAGGATGCCTGAACTTCGCCCATGGACCGCTTGGATTTAGCACATCCACTTTATCTTCAAGTGCCGCTAAATTGCCTTCGATCTCCTCGATCTCCTTAATATCCTTCGCCTTAGACAGTTTATCCGCTTCTACCTGTATCTCATTCAGCGTAGCCTCACTGCTATCCTCTTTATCCGTCCAGCCTAATTCTAGATAAGCTACGTTCGTAAGTGTACACATTATGATACACTTACGGGCTTTCGGCTTTAAGTTGATACCGGGACTTGTTTTACTTGCAAACAATGTATTGACCAGCCTCTCCGCGCATGTGGCGAAGTACTTAGTCGCTTCATCCTGCTTATCATTAGGGGTGATTTCGACATCTGGATTCTTGGCGTATGTTGCGGGGACAAGTGCGGTCGTGTTAGCGAAGACAACGTTCTCTGTTTCAATGTGCTCATCACTAATCCCTGTCCCTTTACGAGCCATTCTCGATACGTTAGGACTTCCAGAGACACCACTCTGCGTCGTCTGATCATTATTATAATATCTAATACACTCATCCCAAGCGTCAGCTATCCCTTCCTTCTCCAACTTAGACTTCGCCTGATCTCGTCTCGATTTCCACAACTTACCCAGTTGCTTACTAACGGGTATCTTCGAATCTCCCGTCACCTTATAAGACGGTTGATACTCTTCAGCCTTCTTCTCAGGAGTAATACCCCCTTCAGTGAGACTCGCACTAATGGCATCGAATTCATTCTGGTCTTCAGCCATTACGGTATCTCTCTCATCTCAGGAGCACGTTTATTAGTATGACGCCACTTCCGTTGTGCTTTAACCTCAAAATCGCCTTCCATCCACTGTAGATACTTAATCTCTTGATTAAGGCGTGGATCAGGCCGCGCAATAGCTTCTAACTTAGTCAGCATATACTTCGTAGTGTCCATCGCGTGGTCATTACGATCATTCGGCTTATCGTCTCTCTCGCCCTTCGTATCCTTATCCCAATAATAGCCGCCGATCTCATCGATCCACCAATCTAACTTGCGTGATACATAAAGATGAGGAGCACCAAAATTACCAGTGAAAGGGTTACGGTGGAAGCGAGTAACAGTGAGATAACTGCCGACTTTGACAATCCCCCCGAGTACATCATTATTACCTCTCCGCATAGGGACACCCAGATTATAAAATTGACTAGCCACCGTTTCATTGACATTGCCTGCACTACTACCATATCGCCTAAATATGTTAGGATCGGCCCAACATTCCTGATCTTGCGGCAGGCCCCACCTATTCCTAATCGTCTTTACTCTATCTGCCTGTTCTAGAATGCCAACTTCCGCTTGATAGAACCCATCAACGATAACCACGTTACCTTCTTCATCTACGAATGCAACCAAGTAACAAGAAGGCCGAGCGATACCAAAATCATACCCATCAATAAGAGGTACAAAATAACCTTGATCAATAAGTTTGTCCCATAGCTGAACAATGTCACTGTGCTCTACCGAATGTACTAGATCGTTATATTGCGGATACACTAGTCCTTCATAAGCGGCCCACTTACCTAATAGAAAGCGATCCTTCATCTGCCCAGTATACGTGCTCTCAAGTCCCTGTATAACATCTGGCTCCAAGACATGTGCATTCTCGTACGTACTACCCTCAACAATGTCCAATAGCAGAATAGGCTTACCATCTTCGCCATTAATGACTTTACCATCTTTATCTCTCAATACTATCAGATCAGGCGTTATTAATCCTGACTGATTATATAAATGAAACGGGTGGACCAACTTCTTGTAAACCCAATTCCGTGTAGGGTTACAAGTCAAGATCATCATACGTGGACCCGTGTGCGGCATTGTAGAATCGTTGCCCACGTAAGGAGTGTTACCTCGAAGGCGTCCCATAAGATCGAGAAAGTCCTTATGTACGATCTCTGGGTCTTCGATCTGGTCCACAACGATCCAATCATAAGTCGCGCTCAACAAATTACTCGTAGCCGCTTCATCTCCTCGAGACTGTTGCTGCATATATCTGAAGTTGATCGTAGTACCATTCTTCAGTGTACACATATTGGAGCTATTTTGTCCTAGTGGGAATTGCTTGATCCATTGCTTGGGACACCATTTGATGAACTCCTTCCGTAAAGTATCATTAAGTTTAGGATAAGTTGCACGAGCCATAAGACCATTCGAACCTGGATAGTCTCTCGCCATTTCCAATGCCGCAATACAAGCAGTAGCAGTCTTCCCGTTAGCAAAGCCGCCACCAAGAATTCTGATTTTGGCACGCGACTTAAAGAACCGATCATTCAGACCGCCTTCTTTTACGATATAATTAGTCACTCAGTACTCACCTTCCATCGCGGGCCACACTACATTGTGTCCTCCAGACGTATTAAATTCCTGCATGTTAGCTTCCTTCATCATATCATATACCTTCTGTTTGGCACCCTCTTTAGGAAGTCCCGTCGAAAGAAGAGTCTGATAATACTGCGATGGCGAATAGCCGTGCGGATTAACATTAGGATAACCCGCCATCGGTACAGGTTGTTCTGCGTCCATCATTGCAGATTTTAGTTCTTGTTCTCGTCTAATCCTATCCGCTTCACTCATCGACGGGTTTCCCTGTTATTGTATCGATGCCATTGACGATGCGATTGGGATGATTCGGTCCTTTGAACTGACTAGACCAATGTAGCATCTGATCTCCCGGATCACGTACAGTAGGTCGTGCTCCAGCCTCCCAAGCACTTCTATAGTCATAATTAGGATCTTCTAAGTTAGGTTGTTCACCATGTTTAGCTACGAATTCCTTATACCAATCAGTCCCTTTAATACCCTCCTGAAACATCTGTTCTCTCATCGCACCAGTTAATTGCTGTCCTCTCTTAATCCTATCAGCTTCACTCATCTCACTACCCATATAAAGTGTCGGTGAGTGTTTAGACCCACCGACTTTTCTCCTTTATCGCTTCCTGCTTGGAGTTGCGACTTCACCAGTCGGAACAGCAACAACGATCCATCCAGTTACGGGAGTCCACGCAGCCTTAACTTCCCAATTCGGTACTTGCTCGGGAGGCATAGGTTGCGGAAGTGAGTTATCCGGACGCAAATAACCGTTATCTTCATCAATTCCCCAATCCGGATCAACCGGACCTTCAGGCGGAAGTACGATCGGATGCGTTGGTTCACCCGGCTTAACAATCGGATGAGAAGGATGCGCTCCCGATGGAGGTTTAACAATCGGATGCGTCGGTCGCAACCAACCCAAACCGAGATCAATACCATAACCCGGATCAACAGGAGCTTCGGGCTTAGGCAATCCTTGATCCGGTTTATTTGGATCACCTGCCGACACGATGACAACTTCCCCCGGCTTCAATTTAACAATAGACATGTTCAATCTCCACTCTGTTTGGACCTACTACGCATCAGCAATCTGGTCCGATGATTACTGATGTATTATGCGTGAATAGCGAAGCCGAAAGCGTGCCAACCAAGCAGGAAGAGAAGGATGTAGATCAACCAATCCCATCCCCATCCATAAGGAGCGATCATTGGCGACTGTCGTGCTAATCCGAAGATCAACACAAGGATCATTATCATCCAGAAGATTAGCCCTATAGGCATATCACTTCTTCCTCATCGATTGCATCATAGCATTTTGTAGATTCGCTGACGATGCCTTAGTGGTGTTCGATCCGCGCGCACGAGGCGGCAACTTACCTGGCTTATCTGCCGCTGTGAATTCTTGAGCTACCTTCTTCGGTATCCCAATTGTACTCTTACCTTGAGCCGCAGCGTACATCGCTCTACGCTGCGCTTGACTTACCGGAGGCATTTACAATCTCCTTTAGCTAGAACCACGTAACTGTATCAGAGAGATATTGAGTGTCTTTGTTGCAGGCCATTTATTCTCGATACGATATCTTCCATTTCCTGCATTGTAGTAAATATTGATTTTATTTGCTGTACCTTGGGCACCAGATATTCCATCAGCAGCGTTCACTATGAAATATATTCCTCCATATATAAGCATAACTAGACCAGCAGATCCTCCTTCTTCAAGATAAAGGCCAACAAGTCCTGATCCGAACGCGAGATCGTAAGTAGCATTAGTCGCCATCGAGATTGTTATGTAGGGCGATAATCCCCACACATCACTTGGTGCACCTGCCACTTTAAATGATCGAGCAGTTAAATCCCCACTCATCGTATCGCCAGTCTTCGCTACCTTACCATCAATTTGTCCCTGCAATCCCGAAACATCAGAAACTGGATGCACATGTGCTGACGGAGGAAATGTTGATGGTTTACTTGTAACATCATTCCAGTCAGTTGGACCAGTCCCGGCAACAATCTTCTCGGCTACCGTATCAACATAATTCTTAGTCGCGGCATCTTTCGCGAATCTCGGAGTCCTTATATGATTTCTATGATACATATTAAGCCATGATTATCGCACGAGGCTGTGCTGTAACTGGGAGTGTCCATCCCTGCACATTGGTTAAGATTGTAGAATTTAGACCGGGAGTAAATATTCCACCACCACTTGCCCAATTATCCTTTAGTGAAATGTAGTTACATGTCACATTCTGCGCTGATACCAAGTTCGCCTGCGATCCAGCAACTGTACTTGCAATCGCTATAATATTACCCGCACTACTAAGTATATCCCAAGCATTATAGAGTGAACCATTGAGTGTCTGAGTCGATCCAGCAGTTAAGTTTAGCGTCCCGCCTCCAGCATATGTAGTGGCCTTGAATCTCCCAGTATTACTACCCGTAATCGTTGTTGAGCCACTTGGACCTACAGCAAACCAAAGCAGAGTGAGCGGACCAAAGTTGCACCCACCACCATTAAATGTCTTATTGCCCGCACTACTCATTATAATCGCTGGAGCAGTACCACCCGGAACACTTACATTGAAAGTGTTCCCTGCTGGAATAGTACACGTATCGCCCGAAAGTGTGATATTACCAGCATATGCAATATCCCAATATACTGCTCCGTCAGCTACCAGATTCCTGAAATTGAAGTTACGTCCCTGTCCCATAGTAATAGTAGTGGTGTTACCATGTACTATAAGATCGCCAGTGCAGTTTAGATCACCACTTCCGCCTAGCGTCAAACTTCCAGTCGTAGCATTCTTTACGATGTCACCACCTACAGTACACGTACTAGTATTACAGTAAGCGTTGCAGCCACCAGTATGATTAAAGATGGTAGTAATGTTATAACCATGACTTGGATATATACTCCAACCTGTCGTAATGCTTCCCTGCATAACCAGTGGCCCACCTATAAAATTCCCGGTGAATCCACTCGTATTGAGAACACCACAAATCTTATTAGCAGCAACCGTTACCGTAACTGCACCACTAGCAGCGTCGAAGAAAGCAGTATCACTAGCACCAGCAACCGCCGCACCACCAGCACCACCAGACGAAGTTGCCCACTTAGTCCCAGCAGTAGAATCCCAAGTATTATTTCCACCGACCCAATATTTATTAGCCATCTTACGCTCTTATCACTTGTATTGTTATTCCAATATCAGCAAGCGTACCATCTTGTGTCGCTGGAGCTACTAGTTGCAATGCTTCACCTATTGCCACACTACCTCCTGTACCCGATAGCGTTACCGTTGTCCTACTACCCGCAGTCACCGATATAGTACCCAATGCTGTCTGTGTTCCTGCACTATTAACCTTATTCAACGTGAACACTGCTGTACCTGTACCTACAATATTACAATAGCTCACAGTTCCCGCGAGACTTGCTGGTACAGTTACAGCGAACGACATCGGTGCGTGGATAGTAGCACTTGCAGCAGGTTTCCCTGTAAATGGAAAGCAGATACCAACAGGACGATTATCTACATATTGTTTAGTCGCAACACCAAGAGGAACAGTTGGATCACTCCCTATTATAACCTTACCATTTGATCGTTGAATATTAAATGGTGCATCTATATACGTACCAGCATCATCAAAGCGATTGATAAATAAATCATCCGGTGTGCCGCCGCCACCAATTGCCCATCGTCCTGTCGAGTTCGTCCTTAACATTATTTGAGATAAACTAGTTGTGTCTGGCTTATCCAGTAGCACCGTCGGCCATGCTTTAACTATCCCTAGATCACCGGTCATCGTATCACCGGCTTTAAGCACCTTCGTACTATCAGTTGCTGGCTTATTATCTACATACTGTTTCGTTGCTGCATGTAGATTCGAGGTTGGATCAGCAGGCAATACAATCGGCACGAAGGCTTGTATATTCGAATTCGAAGCCAAAAATCGGACGGTCGCCGCTGTCGAAATCGCTATAGCAGTCGTGTCACCAAATATACCAGTACCAGCCGCACCAAAATTAAGTGATGTCAACGATGACGATCCAGTGGGCATTACCAACGCACCGGTCATTGTACCGCCAGCCTTAGCGACACGTAATGCGTCTTGCGTATCTACATATGACTGAGTTACACCGCCTCCACCGCTAATCGGAGCACCAGCAACAGTAGGTGCCACAGCGAAGTCAGCGACACCAGTAGCACGATTAATAGTCAAAGGAGTACCAATAAGAGTACCACTATCATTATAATTCTTAATTGCGAAATTACATCCTACATTCGACCCACTCTCACTAACATTATCGCCTAATATCAAATCCCATCGCGAACCGCCCGACGACCTTCTACCTCTAATTGATGCGTTCTGTGCGTCGCCATTCTTAACTATATCGAGTGACGGATTAGCCATAGTCATCGTTAATGAAGCGGTCATCTGTATGCCATTACACGAAATGGCTCCCGACGCACGCTCGACAAGCATTGCTACACCAAGCAACGTGCCCGCATCATTATATCTATTAAGTCTAAAGTCCGATCCAGAATCCGGCGCTCCTGCTCCGAATTCCGTAGCAGTATCACCTAGCACCAAACTCCAACGCTGGACTCCTCCTCTATATGAAGTAATCTGATTTGAGTTACTACCAGTTGCTTTTCTCAAACTCAAAACAGGCGATGCCTTATCAACAATCAAATCACCTGTCATAGTATCGCCAGTTTTAAGTACTTTAGTACTATCAGTCGCACTAACAGTCACCGTTGGCGTTAGTGTATTCAACGCATCATCATAAGCCCACGTAATTCCCGTACCATTCTTAATCATTCCAGCGACGGCATCCATCGCCTGTTCGTCAGTATATCCTCCGCCAGCAGTAATCGAATCAGTTACGAACTTTCTATTCGCAGCGTGCATATCGGCAGTAGGAGCAGCACTTAATGTTAGAAAGCCGGTCATCGTATCTCCAGCTTTCGCAACCTTCTCGGCATCCAACTCCATCAATGCAGCTTGGACATTAGTCGAACTAATGCCGCCACCCGGAGTTACCGGAATATCAACAGCATTACCCGCGAGAGGCGTAGCTTCGTCTTCACCTAGCAACAATTTACGTCTACGGTCCAACCAATGCGGTTTACCTTGTCGTTTCTGAAGTCGGTTCATCTTATGGCACCAGAACGAGCGTTACACCACGAGCAGCAGCCTCAGCAGCACCGCCAACTAGCCTTACCATATCCAATCCCGTCAACGGTGGCTGCATATGCACATACTTCCCACCCTCAACCATCACACTATACGCCACTCCATCATTCTCATTCTCGACACTAGCCCACGTCTTCCCACCATCAATACTATTCAAGAAGGTCATCGTCGTACTCGTCAACGCAGGACCACAATCTAGTCCAACGATCATTTGCCCACCTACAAAGATAGGCGTACTCACCGTTCCTCCACTCGCAAACGTAGCAGGTTTGCGAATGACATTCATATTCAGATCTTTACCGTCGTTAATAGCCATCTCTCTACCTCGTTGGTGGCGGGATCACACACTGAGCCAGTAACTTCTGCACCTCATTCTGCGCAGATACAAACAACTTCACATTGTCCGCTCTCTGCGTCGTAAACTGAGAACTCTGTATATATATAAAGCCAATGAGAGCGAAGTTCATCACGACAAGTGCGAGTGCTAAAGGCTGAGTCTTCATACTATCCATGAAGCTCATGGCAACCTCAGCGGACTCGCGAACAGGACTCATCGCTTTCCTCTCTTCAAATCTCTAGCGCGTTGTCCCTTCTCTTGCGTCTGTAACCTTTCACTAATCTTCTCCAATCCCGTCCTACCCTCGCTACCCGCTTGTATTGCAGCAGCCATAGCATCCATCAAATCATTCCCACCAAGACCGAAGCCTCTCACTGTCGTCATCTTATCGAACACTTCACTCTTCTTAGCTCTCGGTCCCGTCGATGCCCTAACTGTCGGAGGCGGCATTATACGTCACTCCCACCATTAATATAGAAGTCCATCAATTGCTGCATATCCTGTTGTGGCACTTGTGGCATCACCTTCATATATGGATCAACTTGTGTAGTACCGCCCTCTGGTAGACTACCATACGCGCCAGCTAATCCTCTCATTCCATTAGGATTAGCACCAACATCAGGAGGCGGCGGCATGTCAGCCATCTCGCCTCTATTACCTCTATTAATACGAGGACCAAACTCTCTACCTACAGCATTGCCTCTCTGCGATTCTGCCTGAGCCATTGCTTCGGCAGTAGGTTGATCATCATAACTCCCGCCCCATTGCGTCATCGGTTCTCTATTATACATCAACTCTTGACTCGGTACATTTCCTCCACTCAATCCATCCGGTCGATTCGCCATCGACTCAGGATTCTTCTCCAACTGTTGTTGCTGCTCTAACGCGAATATCTCTTCTCTAAGAATATCTTCAATGCTGGGTCTACGTGGCATCACGATCTCCGATCGTTTGAAGAAAGCGGAGATTGTTTAGGGTTCACTTCGTTCACGTCACATTGCCTCATCATAATCAGCATCAATCGTGACGTGCTTCTCCGCATCGCCTCTAATATGCACGATCTTCAATTCATTCTCATGCTTCACTCTATGCTCTACCACATCAATAGGACGGAATCCTCCGCGGTCTAGTACTTCCTTAGAAGCCATATGCCTCACTTCAGGTATCTTACTCTTCAATCCACTTATAATATTTTCTGCTGCATTCTTCGCATTATTAACAAACATCGCCCTCACATTATCGCTCTGAGCCCTCATTACGTTGTCTATAATCCCAGTAAGAAAGTCCTCATACCGCTCACTCTGTTTAACCGCGCCCACTTTATCCACATCAGTATTACAGACTATACTAATCTCCCTATTACTCAATCCAAATAGTGTAAGTCCCGCGATCACACTAATTGCTCTCGTCCCATTCGTATCACCGGGGAGATCCGCAATATATCTATTAACAGGGATTCGCCGTTTAATCTCAACTATCTCTTCCTCGTCAACACTCTCATCTTGGGCGGCGACAGGTTCGTCACCATCGATAAGTTCGGGAGTAGGAGGCTTATCAACTACGACGCTACCTGTCGCCTTATCAATCTTAGTACCATCAGCTAGTACTAATACGTCAACCGACTCCGCCATTACCACCACCCTGAGTGAAGAATTGCATCAACTGCATCATAGTTGGGTCCATCATTTGCGGATTCATCTGTGGTTGCTGCATCGGACCACTAGGATTAACAGCTTCGGGACTCGGCGGTACATCATAAGGCCAAGGTGCACTTGCCGGTACTCTCTGCATACTTTGATTACGCTGCATCGGTTGATCTTGTGGATAACCACGCGGAACTGGTGTACGTTGCGGCGGAGGTACATCGCCCTTCTCCGCTCCGGGAGGAATTACCTGATTGAGTATTTGTTCTTCAGTAGTATTCCTTATTTCAGGAGGAGTAGAGCGAGCATTAACTGTACCTCGAGTTGTTTGTGGTATAGGTGCAGGCGGTCGTGGTGGCACTTGTTGTTGTGGAGGTTGCGATCCCATTCTGCGCGCTAAGGCGCGTTGATTGTCCATCATCACTGCACGTTCCATTGCCCGATCATCCTGCACTCCACCGGGCATCTGTCCTCGTGCCGCCATCTGCTGATAATAAGTTGGATCATTCCTCACATCGGCTCGTTGTGCATCAATCTGCGCCTTCTTTGTAATCGCCGTCTTAACCGCGGTCTGTACCGCCTGTCTACCTTGTGGATCTTTCATCACTTCCTTAAACACTGGTAGAGCTTGACCAATCATCGGGCCAAGTGTCGCAGTCTCCATACCAGCATTACCACTACTCAACGTTCCCGGAGGAAGTCCTGCTCTTTGTTCCTCAGCAGCGAGTGCTTTCATTGTACCTGCATCAACATTCGCCGCTTGTGTTGGAGGCGCACCAGCAGCAGCAGCATGTCCCTGATTAATTCTCTGCTGAACAGCTTGAACAGCAGGATCAGTATCAGTCGATGCAACTCCCAATGCAGTAGCCGCAGCAGCAGTAGCAGCACGTCCACCCGGAGTTGTCGTTGAAGTACGCGGAGTGGGACCACCACTATTAGGATCGATCGTACCTTTAATCGTAGCAGGAACTACCGCTCCACCTGCACTCGGAGCAGCCTGATTAGAAGGAACGACAGCAGTACCTGGCTCACGGAAATCATCTGGTCTACGTGTTGATGGTGGTACTGCCGCATTAATTGCTTCTTCGCTTAATCCTGCGGGACTTGGACCGGGATGTGGACCGCTACCTTCGCGCCATGCCTTATACTGTTCAAGCCACATCCGTTCCTTTTCACCTTTAACGTAATCCCCATACGTTCCTTCCATTCCTCTCGATGAAGGCTGACTGCGATCATATGGAGTACCTGCTTCTCCTGTACGTTCAGCAGCACGACCCGCAGCATGTCCCGCACCTTTATCAGCAACATTGGCATTCGCTGCTCGTCTCGTAGTCGCTGCACCTTTTGTTAATCCCGGAGGAACGAATCCTGCTAATCTAGTCCGTCCCCTTATATCCGTATCGGGTGGGATTTGCGATCCTCCGCTCATCTGCACATTCTCAGTATTACCAGTCATCGAACTCTTAATCGCTTCATCGAAACCCGGATAACGAGCCATTGCACCCACCTGTTCTGTCGGCGATCTCTGCGTCATTTGTTTAAGGATAGATGATTCAGCACTATCCTCTCTCGATACATTCCGAGTAGGAGCGACAGGTGCTAAGTTCTGGAGTTTAGGCTCGTCGCCTATATCAATATTTTGTGGACTCTTAGTATTAACGCCTGCCCATCTCGTTGTCCCAGTATCTCTTGCCCCGCCCCACTGCCGCCATCCATCCCTTTTAACTGTATCTAATGAAAAGTCTACGTGCTGTTTCCACTGACTAGGATCAGTTGGTTCTATTCCGCGCTTCCTCGCCTCAACACCCAAGCCACCTTGAGTATTAAGTTGAAACAATCCGTAGCTCTTCTCTCTAGGAGTTTTATCGTTCGCGGCAGCAGGATTAAAGCTGCTCTCTTGCTGAACGACCCTCAACACGACAGCGGGATCGATACCCCGTTTTAATGCAGCTTGCGTAATGTAATTAATAATCTCTTGCCTTGTGGGCATATCGGATGGCCCATATAAAGAGGGCGTCACTCTTACGGGGGAGAAGTGACGCCCAGACTAGGGAACGGAGAGTTAGCTGCAATTACAATTTCAAACCTAGCTTTCCACCACCACCATTACCACTCGCGTCCTTCGGATAAGTAGTAATAGTGTTATTCTTCTCAACTGCATCTTGGAAGTTAGCCGAAGTCATCGGCACAATATCATAAGTACCAATCGGAATCATCCCACCATTAACAATGGGATTGCCCGGTTGAGCATTCGGTGTAACTTGTTTCACGTCTTCATTCAGATCGAAGAACATACGTTCAGCAGCAGTACGTCCGCCTCTCGTATGTACAATAGTTGCGATACGACGAGCCATCGCATGACCACGAACAGTTTGTGTACCGCCACTCGTATTATAATCGCGCGGGATAAGAAGAGAGTGTTGTTCTCCGCCGACTCTATTCCAGAGACCGGACCAACCACCTGTCACTGTCGGCATCTCGGTACTCCTTATAGTAGCGATGTGAACAGCATACACAAGCTGACCCTCTTGTCAACCTATATGAAAGTGTGATATGACCAGCCCCGACGACGAAGAACCGACCAGCATATAGTAAGCGGTGACGTCGTTATAATATACATATAATAATAATACAACTTATAATAGCAGTCCAGCCGAATCGTATTGCGCGACGTCTTCGTCGCTCCCTTCCGATCATATTTACAATCACCAATTTTATAAATCGCGCCCTCTTATATAATAGATGGATGTCGAGTTTGTTGTTGGGGGGACTATCGCGCGTGTCTAAAGCCGCGCAAACAGGGGGACAACGGAGCCTCGCTGGTGCCCAGCTCGTCCCCCTTTAGGCCGAGTTTTGGAAACGGGGGGAATACAACCTACAGGATTTAGGGATTAACATATGATTAAGCTTAATCCCCCTACCCATTAAGCTCTGCAATTAAAGAAGTGCCTGTTGGACAAGGGTTTGTCATACGTCGCAGCTTGGCGCTCTTATCTGTATCACCCTACACTCACTAACTCTAATCATCACACTCACATCAACCAACTAGACTACAACTCAAACGACCATCGCTCTTATATAGTGGGCGCGATTGTGTTTGCAATGTGTGTGTCAATAGCGTTGTTCTACGTACCAACTCTTTACACGTATAAGACTTTTCAGATTTGACATAAGCTTTCATAGCGTGTACACTCTTACT